GTCAAAGCTATCACTGACGATCACTCTCGTTTGAACACCGCTATCCTCTTGGAAAACCAAGAGAACTGGTGCTTACGTGAGAGTAATGTTGCAGGAGGATCTTCTGGATCTTTCAGTGGCATGGCAGGTGGAGCGCTACAAGGTAGCCCCGGTCAAGGAGGAGCAGTCCCAGGTGGATCAGATTTCTACGCAGGAGGCGATGCTCGTCTCCCGAAGATTTTGATCCCGATGATTCGTCGTACATTCCCTGAACTAATCACTAATGAGATAGTAGGCGTTCAACCAATGAGTGGACCGGTAGGACTTGCTTTCGCAATGCGTTACAAGTACTCCAATGACACACTTGGTGAAGGTATCGACGGAAAATCCTCCGGTGGCGGCAATGGTGCATATGCATCAGACGCAGGCACTAGTGGAGACCCTCACGGGAAAGAAGTTGGATACCAAGACCTAGACACACGTTTCACAGGTGCATCTTCGGATGAATTGACTGGAAAGGATTCTGGCGGCGCAGACGTTGGACTCAATTTCATCGATGAAGACAAAGGTGTAGCTGCATTGTTGCAAGATTACGAACTCACAGGAAACATTCCACAATTGGAAGTTTCTTTTGAGAAAACAGCTGTTGAAGCTGGAACACGTAGACTTGCTGCACGTTGGAGCGTGGAGCTTGAACAGGATCTCAAGAACATGAACGGTATCGATATCGACACTGAATTGACAAACGCAATGTCGTATGAAATTCAGGCTGAAATCGATCGTGAAATGCTCATGAGAATGGTTCAAGTCGCAGCTTCCGCTGGAGCAGGCAAAGGTGTTAGCACCTGGAGTCCCGCCACAGCTGATGGCCGCTGGCTAGCAGAACGCAATCGTGACCTATACGCCAAGATCATTGTTGAAGCGAATCGTATCGCTATCCGCAACCGTCGTGGAGCAGCCAACTTTTTAGTTGCTACTCCTCGTGTTTGTGCGATTCTTGAAATGCTCCCTGAGTTTCAGTGGATGCAAGTTCAAGGCAACGTGAACACCCAACCAGTCGGTATCGCCCGGGTTGGAAATCTTGGAGGCAGGTTCAACGTCTATCGCGACACACGTACAGAAGCACAATATGAAAATGGTAAACGTGGCGAATCTCGCCTCGAGTACATTCTCATGGGTTACAAAGGACCTGAGTTTTATGACACAGGTATCATTTACTGCCCATACATCCCAGTGATGGTGCAACGTACAGTAGGTCCTAATGACTTTGCTCCTCGTGTTGGATTGCTCACCCGTTACGGTGTAGTTGACAACATTTTTGGTGCAGAGCTTTATTACCACGTGATCGTGATAAACAATCTCGGTGATTCGTTCACACCCGGCACACAGTCGGTGTACTTCGGATAATCTCAGATTAGTCTCAACAACCGGTGAAATGATATATCCGGTGATAAAAAACTTTTTTCGACTCTTACAGGTGATGCTGAAGAGTCGTTTTTTTTACGCTGGTTCCCAACGATTGTCGTAATTGAGTTTAAATGAACCTATAAAATCTTCACGACCACCCATCCGCTCATCTGGAGCAAACAACGATACATAGTTGACACCAGTGCTTCTACTATACAGGTGATACACCTTACCTACAACCGGTTTGATTCTCATCTCTGCATTGTACATCAATTCATTACATTTAAACTCTTCCGCAAACTGTTCGAATTGAGATTTTAGTTCATCAAACTTGTCTTTGTAATGTTTGTTAGCATTATGTACAGCAGCTTGTTTCCAACCCGCCAAACTATGATCAGGTTCAATTTTAGGTGCACCTACATTGCTCGCATAAGGTAATATATGTGCAATGTCTGTTATGTTGTCCGGTAGATCCTTCACTCATTGTTTGGCAGTTTTGGTATGTAACGCATTGACATCAATCAGATCTGGGCACTCGATTGCAATCGCTCGTTCAGATGTGGCTCGTACCGGATTGATATCTATACCACCACGTCTAGCATACAGACACGTGACACACAGCTCACTAGGACTCAGAATATCATGCAATCGCTTGTATATTGTCTCGCAAATCTCTTCATGAAAGTGACACTCATCTCTAAATGACACTATGTACTTCAACAAGCTGGCCGGGCTCACATGATGGTGACCTGTGTAGCTAATATAAACATCACCCCAATCTGGTTGACTTGTGACTCGGCAATTGCTCTTCAACAAACTGCTGTGCCATCTAACTGTTGAAGAAAACACTCCATCCGTATCGTCAACAACCTCCAACAAATCTGGAGATTCATTATATGTTTCCAATTGCATGCTAGATAGTTCTCCTTGTTCAAACCAACTCTCTAACGTGTTATAACTGTCTCTACACAAAACATTGTCTCCCTTGGATATGATATCAGCTGGTAATGTCTTTACTTGCACGTCGGTCTCCAGGAGTTTTGAGAGATCTTCTGAGGCCTTATCATCAATAAATTTCATCACATCTTCGGGTGTCTCTCCACACTTGTACATGTTGTATGAATTGAAATACAGTTTAATACTCTTGCTCTCAACAATGTACTTGCTGTCACACGGGTACACCACTTTCGCAACACCAGCGACTGGCAGTCCATTATTCGTCAGTGCACTCACTTCATATGCGTTCCATGTGTCATAACCCACGAAAGGTAAATCATCATCTTGTATATCAAGATGCGTCCGATTGTTGCTCCTTGGTTCATTCACAAGCAGTGAAGAATCGTACTGATCTTTGTACTCAGATGTTTGGCCTAAATGTTTTGTTATTCTACTATTGTCTAATGTTTGTTTTCTCATTGATTTTATTTAAAATTGTGTTCATTCTTGTTTCAACTGCACCGTTCAGTCTAACTAATTTGTACATCCAGCTGTTGTTTCTAGCGAACAGCTCTTCATATATATTTAAAATGTCTTGTCGAAATTCCACATTCACACTTCTCACACCATCACCAACAAGAGGTACATCTTCTGGTTGTGTATAAAACACAACATCTAGATTGTCTATCAGATGTGACAGTAAATTACCAGCATAATTCAACACCCATTCACTCACTGTACCGTTTAAATACAACCACCTGGTGTATACATAACCATCCAGTATACATCTGTCCAGCATGTAGTTGGTGTCACGTTTCTGGTGATTGTGTAAATGTTCACTCAATATAAACAATTGAGTTGTATCATCACCGGATTCGTTTATGCTGTTACCACCTCTATTTACTTTTCTCGTGACTTCATCAACAAATTTCCATCCATCGAACGTGGCTTCACTCTTACATTTTTTAAGCAAAGTGGTTTTACCTGTACACTGTGCACCTGTGAAACTTACTAACATAAATAAATTATATTATATTCAACGTAAAATGTCCACTAATCTTTTGGATATTTGACACGATCATCCATTTTTTTCTCATTAGGAAAAGCGTCAATATCATGAGCCTTTTTTTCCGTATGCATGGCACATAACAAGTTCCACACAACAGCTGCGGCGTGATCCTCATCATCTTCACATCTCCACCACGCTTCAAGGTGTCTGTGAGCACAATCATAATACACACTCAATGGCATGCCTTTCATCCAGTTGTTTTCACCATATTTTTCAGCACCATCCAGATAACGTTTCATCACACGTTTCAATTCTTGTTGTGGTACCAAACTCATTCGGAGTTTACCTTCACCTGTGTCTCGTTGAGCACCGGTTTCAAACTGTCTATTTTTGTCTTTCGTCATTAATTTCTTTTGCATCTCTGTATTGATAATGTTTATTCAATGTTAAAACCCCGCACCACATAGCAAAAAACCATGACACGGTCGCAAAATAAGAACCTTCACTAGCTATAACAACCGCAGCTATTATATTCAATATACAAGATACAGACATCAATTTGCCTTTGAAATTTAACTTGTGCCATGGTGCCATTATTTTGTTATGATCTTTGGGCCCGTTCGATTCCATAGATCAACTTCACAACACTTGACACTGCTTTTATTGGCTGTGAATCTCTTTACGTTTCCCATCATGTCACGTTTACGCTGCAACCCTCTTTTGTTGATCTCCACACATTGCAACAGATCAACACCATTGTAACCACGCTCGTAGGATGTAGTGTTCAAACCATCCGGATGCAAGAAACCAACAATTACACCGTATCGTTTTGTCAAGCCTGATGTTTTGCATATGACATCACCCAATTCAAAGCTTTCACCGATGTTGAACTTGAAGTTCACATCTATCAATTTGCATCTGTCACTCTTGACTGTTTTACGTTTGTATGTGCTGTCAGTGGACATAACAGGCTTCAAACGCTTGTCATACATGATCAATTCATACTTGATATTCTCTCCGGTTCCGAGGATGCTACACACCTCACCAACTCGTTTGTTGTTGTTGGTATCCTTGTACCTAACAACGCTACCAACTTGTATATCATCTTCTTTATTGAGCTTAAATATCCTCATGAGATATGAAATCTACCCACAGATCTAATGCCATGTTATGCAATTGTTTTGTTAACATCTTCTCACCTGAATAGACATTTGATGTGGATACACTAGCCAACACTTCACCCTCGTCAACACCGGGAGTCACTCTGTGTATGACACAACCAACATG